CTTCATAGGCTTACGGATTTTAAGTCTATATGATTGTTTAGTCGGGATTACTGGATAGTATTGACTCCATTCCCTTCCTATAACTTATTGATAATCAATATGCGATATCTGATGCTTTTGACATTATATACCGATTTTTCGCTCCCTTATTTCATGTGCAAATTTCTGTATATTAGTCAGTTGCTACAAGAAATAAGAGAGTGGAAAAGTCTTTTTTATTGCTGTACGATGTTTTTTGTCAGAAGTTGTACTTGGTCCCGCAGCCATTTGATCTGCTCAGCCTGTTGGTCGAGCATCGCCTTTTGGTTGTTAATGACACCCATCAATACATCAGGGCTACTGTTGATGTTGACAGTTGAGTTGCTGATGTGATGCACATTCGTATTCTCTAACTTTTTATCATCATACTCTTCATTTGAGAGGAAGAAGTCCTCTATTGGAACCTCAAAATATTCCGATAACCTTTCAAGGTATCGAGAGTCAATGTAAGTTCGACCCTTGAAGTAGCTCGTTGATATGTGTGAACTCTGACCGAAGACAAAAGCCACCATTTCACCGACTGTTTTTTTCTGCTCCTTGAGCAGTCGATTCACTAAATCTCCGTTAAACATAACCTAATATCACTAAATAAAAGTTAAATAACACCGCAAAAATAGGATTTCTTTCCCAAAATTACGGAGTTCTCAATAATTCTTCTTATATTTGCCCACAAATTTAGCAATTAAATTCGAGATATGCAAGAAAATGAAGTTAAAAATGGAGCATTAACTATTGAAGGTTATTACGCGACTCTTTCCAAAAAAGAGAAAAGTCAGCTCATTCAGTTTCTTATGACTAAGTACGGTTTCTGCTACAACACAGTTCAACAAAAGTTGACCGGCAGGACCAAGTTTAATCCAAGAGATCTCTTGGTAGTACAAACAGTTATTAATGAAAGCTTATGGAAAAGCAAGTAGAATTTTTCGTTTCTCCAAACGGAGAAGTGTGTTTTTATGGCCATGATGGCAAGGTGCTCAGCTACAGTACAGAGCATCCGGAATTCATCAACCACATGGCTGAGTTGATAAGTCGGCTTTACCCGGAGGCGTATAAGTACCTGGCAGACTTATACGCCAAGAGTAAGCCAAACAAACTTTATTTCAAGTTTCTAATAACAGATCATTTTATCCGTTGCAATCTTGGTTCCAACGATACACTTTGTTTCGATGTCGATGGTACCATTCTGCACCTGGAGAAAGTCGATTGCCCTCTCAGGGGTATATGTCCTAGAGAGAACATAGTCTGCCTCCCAAAGCTGAAGACTCCTTTCTTCCCTAAAGAGCTTGAGGTAGCGAAGTATTTTGCACAGGGTTATGTTGCTCGAGAAATAGCCCAGATTCTTGGCAAATCTAAGAATACGGTCTCTGCACAGCTTCGCAAAATGACCAAGCGACTGGGGCTGCAGTCAACGAGAGACATCATCAAGGTAGTTCATCAGTTGGACCTATGATTTGCCATCGATGCCGCTACAAGCGCAACTGCATCAATGGCTCCTGGTGCAGTTGCTTCAAGATTTACGTGGAGTATAAATTTATTGTTTTATGCATATTCTATGAGCAGTAAAGATATAAAAGCCAAAATTATATTATTAATCTCTAGATTCGCAACATTAGAGAATAAAGATTTTTATGTGCAGAATGATTATGGCATTTTAGCATACATGTGTATTAATGAAGTCATGGAGTATTGGTGGTTAGAAAATGGGCAATGTCTGCAGGTATCAAAATTGGATCCAATATCCAAATCAGTCAGATTACCATGGTTTGATATAGAATTATGAAAAAGAAGAAGAAACAAGCCAAGACATTCGTAGAGTGTCACAATACATGTGCCCGCAGCAGTGGCAGAACCTGCAAGTTCTGGGGGTGTTCACACCGCAAGCTGTACAGCGAATGTGACGGATATTATAGGTATGTTCTATGGCCAACTCAAAATGTTCATTTTATAAACCGAAGTTATGAGGAATAGAATTAAGTTTTGGACAGACCGCGAGATTAGAGCGGCATTCGACAAGCGGGGGGGCAAATATAAGGGCATCCTCCAGCAGTTGATGATGGAGCGAGACTACGCCTATAAGCGTCAGATTCGCTACTTTGTCAATGAAGACATTGATAAGTTCATGCGCAGGTTATCTTAGTACTTTCTTTTTCGGAAGTTCTAAGTTAATTTTGCAGCACAAAATATAAAGATATGATTAAACAAGAGATAGTAGATCGCATTATTAGTGATGTCTCCATTCTGGATGTAGCCGAGGATGAAGGCATTAAATTCTCAGCGAAGAAAGGCAACCGCCATTGGGCTTGCTGTCCGTTCCACAATGAGAATACTGCATCATTCTATGTGGATACAGGCACAAACTGCTGGCGGTGCTTTGGCTCATGCCGCTCCGGCGGCAACGTCATCAGCTTTTACCGCAAACTGAAGAATGGTCTCGAATTCCCAATAGCCTGCAAGGAACTCGCAAAGAAATATCTCAATGAGGAGATAGAGGACGAGTGGCGACCAAGCAAGGAGGAAGAGGAGAAGCAAAAGGAGCAGGAGTCCCTGCGCATAGCACTCAACTATGCGCAGAGCTACTTCACAGAATGTATGCAGAAGGTAAATCCCGCTGCTAACAAAGCACGGGAGGCAGTTTGCAAACGATGGGGCAAGGATGCTATCGGCACCTTCGGCATCGGCTATGCACCAGTAGAAGGCTTCATAGCCTGGGCAAAGCAAAAAGGCTTGGACTTAGATATCCTGGAGCAAGTTGGCCTCATAGGTAATGGTGAGCGCGGCCAGTTCGCCATGCTCCGAGACCGCTACACCATACCTATCTATGACAAGATGAGCAGAGTCATAGGTTTCACAGCAAGAACCATGTCCGATAATAAGGATATCTGCAAGTACCTCAACCTGAAGAACAGTCTCGTCTATCACAAGGACACTTCGGTTTTTGGTATCAATTTCGCACAGAAGGAGGCACGTCTGCGTGATAAGTTCTATCTCGTCGAGGGTGCTCCAGATGTGCTCAAGCTTCAGTCTATCGGCATTCTCAATACAGTGGCATCACTCGGCGGTTCATGGACCGAAAACCAGCTGAAGCAACTCTACCGCATCAGCAAGAGGGTGACATTCATCCCCGATGCTGACGAACTTAAACCAGGTAATGAATTTCCGGCAGGGACAGCTAATGTGTTTGCCAATGGTCGATCTGCTTTACAGGTCGGATTTACGGTAAATGTCCGGGAAATTCCGACTGATTATCCGGCTCCCAAGAAGGAGGATCCGGACTCCTGGATTATTGACAAGGGACACTTCTCACAGATGCGAGAGGAGGAGTTCATCTTCTGGTACTGCCGCCGCAGATACTGGCCAACAGCAGAAGATATCGATGAGTTTACGACAGAGGATAGATTGCAAGCAATTGCAGATATCTGTGGACTGCTCATGTTAATCAAGGATGAAGACCTGAGAAGCAGCTATCTGACTAGTCTTATCTCTACCTACAAACACTCTCGAGAGTGGAAGGATACACTCAAAAGAGCCAAGGAGGCAGAACTGAGCGAGAAGCAGGAGCGTGAGCGCAAGGGAGACATCAAGATGCTCCGTGAATTCGGATTCACCGAACATGATAATAGCTATTGGGGTACCAACAAGGAAGGAGACGAAATTCAATGGTCCAACTTCAAAATGAAGCCTCTCTTCCATATTCGTGATGATTTCAACCCGGTTCGCCTCTTCGAAATCAAGAATAACGGAGAGGAACCATCAAGACTCATCGAACTCAATATGGATGAGATCACATCGAGCAGTTCGCTTCGCAAGCGACTGTTTGGTATAGGAGATTATATCTGGATGGCCAGAGATGAGCAGCTTATCAAGCTTCTAGGCTATCTCGGTAGAGTGACCGAGACAGCAGACCCTATCAAGCAGCTAGGTTGGCAGCGTGAAGGATTCTATGCATTCTGTAACGGAGCAAGCGAAGATGGTATCTGGATTCCAATAGATGATATGGGCATACTCAGATTGCAGGCTGGCAAGTACTATCTTCCGGCCATGAGCAAGCTCAATAAGGACAGCCGGGAGTTATATGTCAGTGAGAAGAAGTTTCGGCATGAGAAGATGGTTGACAATCCGACAAGTCAGGCAGACTTCTTTGCCAAGGTCGTACAGGTCTTTGGCGATAACGCCAAGGTGGGTCTGTGCTTCTACATCGCGACTCTCTTCCGTGACATAGTCATCGGCAAGAGTCGTTCCTTCCCGCTCCTCAATGCCTTTGGTCCGAAGGGATGCGGTAAGACAGAATTTGCTGCCACCCTCATGAACTTCTTCTACAAATACGAAACCAAATATGAGCCGCTCTCAATCACAAATGCGTCAATGCCAGCACTCTCTGACTATGTCGGAGGAGTTAGCGATGCCCTGGTACACATCGACGAGTACAAAAACTCCATCACACAGAATAAGGTGGAGTGGCTCAAGGACTTGTGGAACGGTATAGGTCGCACAAAGATGAACATGGACAAGGATAAAAAGCTCGTGCAGGCCAAGGTAGACTCTGGCATCATCCTCACTGGCCAGGAGATGCCTACTGCAGATATCGCCCTCTTCAGCCGACTCATCTATCTCACTTTTGACAAGGGTGAGCATACACGTGAGGAGAAACAGAACTTCGAGGAGCTGGAGCGCATGCGCCAGATAGGTGCTACACACATCACCCTTCAGCTACTGAAGCATCGTGACCAGTTCCAGGGCTGCTTCGGTAATGCCTGGAAGCAAGCATCTGATGACCTGGAGGAGCGGTTGGAGGGTGAAAGCATCCTAGACCGTATAATGACGAACTGGAAGGTGCCGTTGGCTGCATATCTCGCCATCAGAGATTACATCGACTTTCCTTTCAGCTACAGTGACCTTTTGGGAGTAGTTGTTAAGGGAGTCAAGACGCAGAACAGCATGTGCAACACCACCGATGAGGTGGCTGGGTTCTGGAATATTGTCAATGCTGCAGTACAGATGGGTGAGCTGAAGATGGACCAGGACTTCAAGATTAAGACAGTTGGCGCATTGACCACCAATAAAGTCAAGATTGACAACTGGGCGATGCCGAAGAGCATCCTCATGATTCGCAAGGACATCACCATGGCAGTCTATCGCAAGTTAGGCAGGCAAATGGATGAAAACCTTCTGCCGAAGGAGTCACTCCTTCACTACCTGCAGATTGGTGCTGACTTCTATGGTTCTACCAAAAACCCGGAGCGATTTATCAAGTTCACTCCGAGCGGTTTGCCGGAGACAGTAGAGAAGACAGATGCCAATGGTACAATCACTGGTCGTCAGAAGTTATATTATAAAGACAGGCCTCTCTGTTTTGACTATACCATGGTGTCAAACAGATATGGCATAGATCTTGACACAGAGGTAGATGGTGAGCAGAAACAGACTAAGGATACCTATGTCATGACAGATGCTGAGCAGAAGGCTCTAGGTCTGGAACCTTCGCCACTATAGTGGAAATAAGTTTTTTGTTTAGATCATATCGTAGCCTCCAGGGGAAGAGATTCCTCTGGGGGCTTTTTTGTTGGTGTTCCGTGATTTTTCCGACAACTCACATGCGACTTAAAAACAATGTGGCATTTGTGGCAATTAGTGCATCGTTGATTATCAGAGAGTTAAGAAGTTGTGTGCTTGTGGCAATATTGTGGCAATTTGTGGCAACGAGAAGAGAAGTGTGGCAAAGGTTGTGGCAATGTGGCAATTCTATTATATATTTGTGTCAATAAGAAAAGACTTATAATATTAATAATCAAGCACTTAACATTTTTGCCACAATTGCCACAAATGAATTGCCCAAAAATGGGTTCCTTGATTTTTAATTGCAATTTTTCCCTTAAAACAAGGATTTTTAGCGAAAAGCAGATAACTTTTCCTAGAAACGTAGGATTATATCGATTATTTTTCCTAATTTTGCGGTGTTTTTAAAAATCAAAATATGAGTAAATTCGTAGTTTATGTACAGGTAGAGCCATACTTGAAGCAATGGCTCACCCATTCTTTCGGCGATCCCGTGGAATTCCCGTCCTGCAGCAACGAGAATGCTGTTCTGCGCCGGTTCCTCGCGAAGCGCCCAGTCAATAACCAACCTGAGCAACCTGGAGAGCGAGATGTTGCAATTAGCATACCTTACTCCAAGTCTAAAAGCCCAGAAACATACAACTTCCTTAACGGTCATGCCAAGCAGGCACTCACCGAAAGCATCAACGATCTCTTCCGCATAAACATGTGGAGTGACCTCGGCGACCTCAATGACATGTCGTGCAAGAAGATGTCTGCATTCAGGTCCTGGTGTGAACAGCAGGGTATTGATATTGAGTATGCAGAGACCATCCGCATGAAATGGTATCGCATGCGCAAGGCCTATCAGGAGAAAGGCATCAATCTTTTTAATCTTAAAAGATGCAAAAAAGACGATTTTTCATGAAAAAATCTCATCTACTATAGCCCTGTTTTTGTTCAAAACCGAACAGGTGCGAACAGATGCGAACAGACGCGAAATTTTAACAGCTTATGAAAAGACTTAGTTATATCTGCTCCATGCAGCGAATTCCTGTCAGCGAGTTGCCTTTCGAAACACTGCTAGGCAACCTCACTTTTGACATTCCCGAGAGCTATGATTGGCCAGTAGTTAAGTGTCAGAAGCCTGCCAAACTCGAAATAACCGACAAAATAGAGGATGGTGTGCGTTTCTATACCCATAAACTCACCTTCCGTACATGCCGCGAAGACCTGGACATGAAGGACAACTATGCCTATCTGGTCACCACCATCGAGGGCAAACGCTATCTCATTGGCAACAAGGAGCGGCCATATCCTATTATTAATATGTCTGATGTCCACCCTGATTCCCTTGGTACTTCTGCCATGATCGAATACACGGTTCTGTGGGGGAGCACAAGAAAAGCACCGTTGATAGCCTGATTTACGTATTTTTCCGTTGGCAATTACCATATTATCTTTGCATCAAAAAAGATAAGCGCATGAAATACGGAATGATGATATGCGGTACCATCGGAGCCGGCTACGACTGGTGGTCGGGCACCTATGGTACACGTTCCAAGGATGTCAAGGCCTACCTTGACGCTCATCCGGACGAGGAGGTGGATATCGCCGTCTCCTCGCCGGGTGGTTATGTTGATGAAGGCTTGACCATCTATCAACTTATCAAGGACCATGGTCATGTCAACGTCCACATTATGGGCATGACCGCTTCCATCGCTACAGTCTTGTGCATGGGAGCCAAGCATGTTGACATGTCAGTCGGCAGCACGATGCTCATTCACAATGCCTCCACGGGAGTTGCTGTCTGGGAGTCAGCTAACAAGCAGAAACTTGATGAACTCATCAAGCAGTGGCAGAAGCAGCGTGATGACCTCGACACCATAGACAAGGTGATCGCTTCCGTCTATGCCAAACGCTCAGGCAAGACCAGCGAAGAGATGCTGAAGCAGATGGGCAAGGAAAATTGGTTGAGTCCGGAGCAAGCTTTAGAGTTGGGCCTCGTAGATGAGATTAGAGACCTTGATGACGAAGACAAGAAGCGTCAGACCAATCTCTCCAAGCGCTTCACCAATGCTTTCTGCTCCAACTTGGGTTTGCCGCCATTGCCTGGAGCGACCGCTGATGAGCCCTCTAAAACATTTCTCGAGAAGGTTGCCGCCTCACTCAGGGATATGTTCAAGAATAATTCAAAAATTTCTAACATGAAGAAGAAATTCCTCAATCTTCAGACCCTCCTCAATCGCAAGGAGGATTTTGAGGTTACTGATGAGAAGATTACTCTCACCGATGCAGAGATGCAGAAAATCGAGGATGCTCTTGCCCAGAAACAGAAGGACTTGGATGACAAGTCCGCTGAGCTCGACAAAGCCAGCCAGGAGGTCAAGGACCTGAAGGCGAAGGTAGAGCAGAAGGACAAGGATATCCAGGACAAGGATAAGGAGATCAAAAATCTCAAGGGCGCACCGGGTTCTGATACCCATGATGACGTCACACCAGAGGTTGACAACGTTGACGCTGGTGAAATTTACAAAGCTTTGAAGCAGATCAATTAAAATGGCAGCTTTAGACAATACAATTCAGATTACTCCTGATTCTCTGAAGACCAGCTTCGCGAAGTACCGCAAGGACATCATTCAGATGCCGGTACGCGCTCTTGACGAGGCTGCAAAATTCATGAGCCGACGCGTTGGCGTTCGTGGCAAGGAGACTGTCGGAGAGCTCGCAGGCGACATGGAGCTCGGGCCATACTCTCTTACTCGCAAGGATGAGAATGGCGTTACCATCACAGGACGTACCTTGGAGACATTCCTTGGTTCATGCGTCAAGCCTTTTGAACCAAATGCTGTTCGTGAGTCTATCTGGGGCTCCAACGTTTTCCAGGGTGATGCGCTCAAAAACCAGCCTATCACCAAACTGATTGGCATGTTCCTGGCAGGCAAGATTGGCGAGGCACTCTTCAAGAACCTCTTCACCATGAAGCGTAACCCAGCAGGCTCAGGTACCGCAGATCTCGCTGATGGTTTCAAGACCATCTCCGATGCAGACATCAAGGCCAAGGCGATTTCTGTAGAGAAGGGCAACCTCTTCAATACAACCGCGATGACTGGTGTCAACGCTGTCGATGCTGTCGAAGCATTCTATGATGCTGCCGATGCTAAACTGCAGGGCATCAATACCTACATGTTCATGAACAGCCATGAACTCACGCTCTACCGCCGCTGTTATCGAGACAAGTACGGAACGGTCAACTGGAACAACGAGTTCAACCACAACAAGATGGATGGTGCAAGCAACTGCACCCTCGTGGGTCTTGACAACGTTCCTGCGGGTTACAAGATCATCACTCCTGGCAGCAACATGCTCATCGGTTTGGCTACCGAGGGCGACAAGGCGAACTTTGGTGTAGAGAGTTCTCTTGACTCTCACTTCCTGGTTGACTTCGTGGCAACCATGTACTTCGGTACTCAGTTCGAGACGATCTCCAAGGAACGCATCCTCTTCGGTTATGACACTATCCCTTCTGAGTAGGGGATAGCTGTCTATGGTTATACATTATATTATATATATATGGCAACTAAGAAAACATGTGCTTCAACCACAGACCTTTATGAGGATGTGTTGAAGTGTCCTGGAGAGAAGCGACTGCCTGGTACCAGAGCCTACGGCTTCTTTATTCCACGTCGTTACATCACCAAGTTTGCAGAGCCACAGAAGGAGACTGCAAACTCACTCAAGGACTATCTCGTCATCAAGGATAACCACACCATTCAGGCAGACAAGACCTGGATTAAGATTGCCTTCATCACAGACAAGAGTTCCTTCTCGCCAGAGGCGCAGGGTGAGCATGGCTGCAAGACCATGAACCTCAAGGCAACAGCCGTCCTCCCAGGTACAGAGGAGGAAGCGTCTGCACTCGCTTCTCTGCTTCTCAATGAAGATGGTATCTTCATGATTCCTGAGCGCAACGGCAAGCTTCGTCAGTTCGGTGACGAGACCTTCGAGGTCGACGTGACACCTTCTCAGTCTTCTGGTGCAGGCATTGCAGACGAGACCAACACCACGCTGGAAATCTCTGTCAACTGCGAGACCATGCCTCCATTCTATTATGGTACCCTCACAACTGCTGAAGGAACCATCAGCGGCAAGGATTGCAAGCCAGTGGAGGTCTCTGAGAGTACAGACAGCCATTAACTAGGGATTCGATTTTCCTACATAACTACTATCAGTGGCGGGGCGATGCTTACATGAGCTCGCCTCGCCATTTTAATTTTCTATTTATTATGAATGATCCGAAATTCACTGAAAAGTTGAAGAAGTGGTTTGACTGCGAGCATACTGATGCCAATATCCGGGAGGGTGCTTTGCTCCTCCTTCGGATGAATAACAACCGCCACCTCTATCAACTCATCAACTTCGACCCTCAGGGCAAACTCGAATTGCTCAAATATGAGCTGCAGAAGCATCTCAACTATCGCATCGAAGGCATGACCATCGATGATGTCCGCAACTATGACAAGGCAGTCACGCCAGTTCTTCAGACTGCGGTTGACAAGACATCAGAGGCAGACAAGATTGCCAAGCAGCTTGCCCCTCATCTTCCGGTCGTGGAGTCTGAAAACCTCGATTCCATCGTGCCTTCAGCCATCGTAGCCAAGGGCAAACGAGCAGACCATGACCGGTTGCCTGAAAACATCCAGGCTATCTGGGATAACAACTGCGATCTGTGGAAGAAAATCAAGGAACACTTTGAGGCTTGCAAAGCTTACGACATGTCATGTGACAGATACGAGGGCTTGCATGCTGCAGACGAGGACTTCAAGCGCATGCTCCTTACGCTCAAGGAGGAGTACTATGCATACAAGCAGGCTATGGATGTCTACGACCATGCCCAGCCGGGTGATGCCGAGAAACAGCCAGCGGAGGAGCAGCCAGAAGCAGCCATCACCTCCAAGCAGATTGGCAATGCTCGATCCTACATCACCAAGAACCTTGACCAGCTTATTGGCTTGACGGAGGCTGGCAACACAGACAAAGCTGACGCCTTGCGAGCTAAGGTCAATGAGCGTGTGCAGCTCTTGATTACAGCAAAGGCTGAAATCACCGCAGATACCATCGCCAAGCTTCAGCAGGCGGGCATCAACATGGAGCAGCAGGCTTCAGACGATGGCGAGGAGCAGCCAGAGAGTGCAGAAGAGGAGGTTACAGATGAGGGCGAAGCAGATACAGCAAGTCCTGAAGCCGCTTCAGCAGAGTAGCTCGCAGGTCTTCCTTGGTCAAGGTCTTCACACCCTTGGTCTGTTGGGGTGGATTCTGGAGCAGACAGGTGCAGCGCACATTGCCGTCACCACCTTCTCCACATCCGATGCCTTCCTCTGTGGAGTCATCAACCTTCGCAAGCGAGGGTTGGTTAACTCCTCAGTGCTAGTAGCGGACATTAAAGCTTCAAGTAAAACTTTAAAGCTAAGTCGCTTAATGACAGAGGCTTTTGATGAAGTTAAATTGACGCTCAACCACTCCAAGGTCATGCTCGTTGCTAACAGCGAGTGGTTAGTCTCTGTGATAACATCTCAGAACCAGACGTATGGTGACCGTGCTGAGTGCACGTTCATCACGACTGACAGAGATGTCTATCTCAATCTCAATAACATGTTAAATAATTTGCTGGATGATACGACAACAATATCCCTATCTGGAAGAGAGTGAACTTTACCTGCAGACGGTCTATGACCTGGCAAAGACCATGACACCGGTCGAAGAAGTGCCCATCATGATGGAACTGCCTCCCGACGAGGCCATGGCCATGCAGTTGGAGCTGCAGGAGCCGCGCTCACCCTATCGATACCGCTACCTCAAAGGTTTAGCGGAGACCGCTAATGATTTGCGCATCAACAATATAGCGCTCGCCAAGGTTGGCTCTCCTGGAGCCTACCAGTCCATCATGTCGCAACTCTCGCAGATTATGGCTAACCTCAGTTAGATATGAGTCTACCAGTCAACATTGATGACTACATGAAGTTTATGCCTCTCAACGAGGATGAGCTTCAGGAACTTCACGTCTCTGCCATCGTCAAGGCGAGAGTGGAGCGGCTGCGTGGCTGCTACGCCTTCTGGCTGCGCTATCCACGCTTTACTGTCAGGGAGATGGTTGATCAGGATAAGGCCATGTTCGGCGTAAGCGAGACACAGGCATACGATGATATTCATCTCTGCCAGGTCATGCTCGGCAACCTCAACGCCGCCTCAAAGGAGTTCTGGCGATGGAAAGTCAATCAGGAGATAGACGAGGACCGCAAGGCTGCCAAGGCTGCCGGCGACTTCCGGGCGCTTGCCGTGATGCAGAAAAACCGCATCAAGAACAACCGCACAGACACGCCTGATGAGCCAGAGCTGGCATTCGACAAGATTGTTCCTGTTGAGTTCCGCATGACAGATGATCCGACAGTCATCGGTTTGCAGAAGATTCCAAATCTTCGTGCAAAAATTAAAAAATTAGAGAAGCGCTACTCGATGCCGGACATCGAGGATGCTGACTTCGAAGAACTTCCGCCAGATGATGACAGCAAGACCTAAGGAGTTATTTTTCAACGACGTGCAGTCGCGCGTCCTGCAGCTCATGCCCAAGACTCTTGTCTGTGAATGGGGTCGAGGAACCGGAAAAGGTGTAGTGGAGGCAGGGCGCATCCTCTATGCGGTCCAGCACATGCCAGGTTCGTGCTTGGGCATGGTGGCGCCATCGGTCAAAAGATGCCAGACCAACATCCTTCCTTCAGCTCTGGTCCACCTCGAGGAGTGGGGCTACAAGCGCGATGTCCACTACATCGTTGGCAAAAAACCGTGGAAGGCGCTGCACTGGCAGGAACCGCACTTTCGACCGATGAACTGGGAGAACACCGTAGCCTTCTACAATGGCAGCTATCTCAATATCATCTCTCAGGACCGCAGCGGTACTTCCAATTCCCTCTCTCTCGACCATGTCTTCATCGACGAGGCAAAATTTATAGATTGGGAGCAGCTCAACAATGAGACGCTCCCAGCTAACCGAGGCAACAAGCAGTTGTTCGGTGACTGCTGCCTCCACCATGGCCTTACCATTACTTCAGATACTTCAGCAACAAAGAAAGGTTCCTGGTTCATGTCGTGGGAGAAGAAGATGGATAAGGAGCTGATTGCTACTCTCGAAACGGTACTGGTGCATCTGCATAGCATCCGAAACAAGCTGGCTGCTCACCCAGAGCGGTACGATTACTACATGTCGCAGGTGCAGAAATACGAGAAGGTTCTGCACTCCCTCCGCTCCTATGCCCTGGTGTATTCCAGGTGCTCGAGCATTCAGAACCTCGCAGTTCTAGGCGAGGACTTCGTCCGACAGATGAAGCGAGACCTGCCAAAGATGACCTTCCTCACGAGCATCATGTGCCAGCATGTGGGCATCGCACAGGATGGTTTCTACTCCGGACTTGACGAGGATCGCAACTTCTATACGGCTCCGAACACCAGGTTTCTCAATGACCTGCAGTATAAGTTCGACCCTAAGCACGACAAGCCGGACTGCCGCATGGATGGCGACCTGGAGGACGGTTTACCGCTGATCATCGGTTCAGATGCTAACAACAACATCAACTGTCTCGTAGTCGGGCAGGTGGGTTCTGATACTAAGCTGCGCATCGTCAACTCATTCTATGTGAAGTATGCCAGGAAGTTGCCTGAGCTCGCTCAGGACTTCTGCGACTACTATAAGTATCTCAAGAACAAACGAGTCATCTTCTATTACGATGCAACCTTCGTGGGCAACTCCTATGCAACGCACAGCGATAAGTTCTACCAGATTATCACCAAGGTGCTACGTAGGAATGGTTGGCTCGTTACAGAGGTCTACATCGGCAAGCCGATGAACCATCTTGAGAAGCAGTTGCTCATAGACCGCATGTTCAAGGGACATGCGCGCCACATGGTTCTCATCAACCAGGACAATAACGAGGACCTGATCATCTCCATCGAGAGTGCCGGCTGTTACAATAACGGCAAGGATAAGCGAGGCGAGAAACTCGTGGAGACAGACGAGGACAGGCTGGAGAACCGTACCGACTTCTCCGATGCCTTCGATACCGTTTGCATAGGCGTGGATAAGTTCCCTCAGACCGTCCTCTATACGGGAGGCATGAGCAACTATTACCCTCGATAGAATATTTCGTTCTTTTTATTTATTGCTTTAAGTTTTAGTTTTTAAGTTTTTTTTTATGCTATGATTCCTAGGCTGCTTGCTCGTGAGAGTAGGCAGCCTTTTTTCTTTCCGGGTGTGTGAGAAAGCGGTATCTCCGATGGTGAGTTTGATGCTGTTCCGTACTTTTTTTATTGCATTCTCCGCCGCCCGTCATGTGTTCCCATCCGAAATTTCCTATGCAAAGGTAGCTTCTGGCGATTCAAACCTGTGCATGAACCTGGGTTAACAAAAGCCAAAGGTTCTTCACGCTACACTAAACCTTTACCTTTTGTTAACACAGAACCCCACACCTGTTTGCCTCTGCCAGCGCTTTGTTAAGCATAGGAAAAATCGAAAGGGCACACCGGGCTTTGAACGGAATGCAATTAAAAAAAATACTCCACAGCAGGAGTGGGAAAAAATCTCTGGACTCCCAAACATTACCAGAATACAATTTCAAACTTTATAAAATTTTTCGATATGAGACAGAATTATTTCTTTGAGTACGTTCCAAACGCTTACATCAACCTTTGCGTTGACAAGGCACAGCAGATGGCAAACAACCGCTTCGTCTACGACTTCAAGGCAGGCGATAAGGAGGCGGTACACCTCTGCGCAGAGTGGCTAGTTCGCTATCTTACAAAGCAGTATAGCAGTATCTTAGAGGACTTCGTTGTAGTTTTTGCTCCATGCAGCACACAATATAAATATAACAAGCGATTCGGCTATCTCGCAGCCATCCTCAATGCAGCAGGCATAGCAACCGCAAATGAGCACGTGCACATCTTTGGAGAGCGCAAGCCAACCCACAACGGAGGCAGCCACTTCGTCAACGAGGACATTTATCACGTTTCAGTAGATGGCGAGTACTTCAAGGGCAAGCAGGTCATTCTATTCGACGACCTGCTGACTAGCGGCAAAACCATCGAAGACTTCAGAAGAAAGTTGGAGGCGGCAGGTGCTTATGTGGAGAGAGAAATCTTTTTGGCTCGCACAATACACCACGACCCAATAAGCAACAGAGGCGTGTTGCAGGAGATGGCAGAAGGCTTTTATGAGGCAGTGGCACACTCAAAGAGATGTTTTCCACAGGGTGTTAATATCAACAAGAAATCAAACAACAACTATAATAAAGTAGCGTAACATGAAGAAGTACAATGATATACTAGCAGATGAGCGACCAGAGTTCAAGGCAGCTAATTACGGATTCGATTCACTCAGTAACACCGAATTGTTATCCATGGTAATCAACAGAGGGGCAGGAACAGCCGAGAGCCTAAGCCAGGCTAGGCAACTGATGAACATGGCAGACAATAACCTCAGTAATCTTGCAAAGTTATCCATGGACGAAATGCAGGTAGTGCAGGGAATAGGCGACTGCAAGGCGTTGGCAGTACTCGCAGCTTTGGAACTAGGCAAGCGCAGGGCAGTGGAGAAGTTGGGCAGCAAGCCCGACATGGGCAGCAGTCTAGCCATATATAACTACATGCTTCCGCAGATGGCAGACCTCAAGGTAGAGCAGGCACACGTCATATTGATGAACCAAAATTTCAGACTCATCAAGAGCGTGAAACTGAGCGAAGGAGGGATAACAGAGACTTCAGTGGATATTCGTATCCTCATGAGGGAGGCAGTCTTGAGCGGTGCAACCATCATGGCATTCGTGCACAATCACCCATCGGGCAACACGCAGCCAAGCAAGGCGGACGATGTGCTGACCCAGCAGATAGCCAAGGCTTGTCAAGTCATGCGCCTCTTCTTTATGGACCATGTGATAGTAACAGATGGAGCATTCTACAGCTATCACGACAAGGGCAGACTATAGGCACCATGGGCAATGTGACAGGAACACGTTGCCCTTTTACTTGCTTGCAAACTTGCTGATAACCGCGGATAAAGGGAAGGGGATAGAGATAAGCAAGGGCGATGGCAATTCGGACGGCAGTCGGGGAAAAGGGCAATTGCCACATGAAAAATCCCTTACATATACCGCTCCAGTCAGCCGTGGCAATTGCCTCCGAGCGTAGGGCGGTGGGGGCTATGCTTACAGCAAGGCACGCCCTTTTTTGCATCAACTTTTCAAAAATCCATGATTTTCAGCAAGTTGGCAAAAATGACCGTGGAAAATTTGTGCAAAATGCCCAAATTTTGCAATCAATTGCCATTGATTGCCCGCTCGAAAGCGGCTACTTATGCCAATTTCCATGAAATTGCCACAAGAAACGAGCCGTTTTCGAGCGAACCCCTACATTTCATTTCGGGGTAAAAGAGGTAATAACATTGTTTGACATCATTCAAGAATGATGAGAAAAAGAGGTAAAAACCGTGTTTGATGGGGCTGAAATGTTAAAAATGAGTTAATCATAAAAGAAAGTTTATGTTTTATTTGGTTATTAAAAGAATTTTATGTATCTTTGCATCGTGAATAGATAACTAGATGTTTAACAATTTAAAATTCAACAGATGAATGAAGAAGAGCTAGAAAAGCAGATTAGAATTAAGAAGAAACTGCTAAGTGATTACATCAGGCTGAGAAAGGCTTACAACATTGATGATAAAACTTATTGGAAGTTTACAGACAGCGTTTTAGACCAGCTTTCAGTTCTGATTAAGAAAAGAAAAAAGAAGTAAAAACTTACCCCTCCTTCGGGAGGGGATTTAAAAAACAAAAGATATGAATAATAATACGGATTTACTTAAGGAATACGCTTCTCTTGCAGGCAAGGAAGACGAAAAGAGCGAAGCTCGCAAAACAGAAATTTTAAACTACATCAAATTAAATGCTGATGATAGTGATAGAGAGGAAGCAAAGGCTTTCATCAACCAAAAGATGGAGCAGCTTCAGAGTGAAGTTCTGACTTTGCGTGAGCAGCTTGCAGAGGAAGATTACAAGTTGCTGCCACTTCGTTACATCGCACAGAATTACTTCGGCAAAAGCGCAGCATGGCTCTCTCAGCGTCTCAATGGCTCAGAGGTTCGCGGTCATGTTTACACGCTCAATTCCGAGCAGAAAGATATTTTCAATCGTGCCGTCCAGGAGATTGGACAACGCATTAGCTCTTTGCAGTTAGCATAGGGTTATCTGTTCACACAACCGTCCCCGACGCGATTCCGTGTCGGGGACATTTAATAGAGGATTTACATGCAGAAGATAATGGAATATACAGAGATGATTGATAAGGTGAAGGCTTTGGCTGCACAAAACAGAGCTGCCAAGACCGCAGAGGATAAGGCGGAGGTTCGCCGTCAGATGGATGCACTCAAGGAGTCAGACCCTAAGGCTTTTGCCGTGGCAGTGGGCTACATGGCTAAGACCACAGAGCAGAAGGTCAAGGAACTGACTATGGCTCAAATCATGGGTCTCGCTTAGCCTTGCTATTTAGGCTATCTTTATTTAACACATCGTCCCCGACACGATTCCGTGCCGGGGACTTCTTATTATTCACATATATTTGATATTGATAAATGATATTATTACAAGATAATGAGACCTGCAGGCAGGCTCGCCTGATTCTCCGTGAGCTCATCAAGGGTGACAAGTCACGTGCGCAGCTCTGGGGCTCGTTGGTTGACAACCAGCTTGATGATGTTGACTTGAGGTTCCTCCATCCACCATTGGCAAACGAGGGCTACATCGAGGAGTCTGAGGGCATGTGGCATATACTGGACAAGGGTGTGAAGTATATGCAGACTTACGACAGAATAATAATGGAGAGCTTAGAAGGATACTTGGAATATGGGGATACGCTCGCGGAGAAAGTGCGAAAGTCTAAGGAGAGGAAAAAAGAGCAGGAGAGTAAGATGAACAACAAAATTGCTTTGTGGACTTTTATTGTGGGCATTATCTCCATGCTGATAGGAGCTATAGCTCTCCTAATATCGCACGACATGCGAGAAATAATATTGCCAATCCTTGGCAAATAACCGTAATTTGGAGAAGCCTTATGCGCTTCTCCAAGTTCATATACTCTTTTCTTTCCATACCTTGATATATATTATTTTGTTAAAAACACCGCAAAGTTAATCATTTTCCACAAAAACACCGCACATTCCATTGATTAATGTTAAATAGTAGTAAAATAGATACGATTTAACCTAAAATATTTGGCTATTCGTAGTAATATTACTACCTTTGCAGTGTTGAAATCAATAAACAGCGTTCTATGAAAACAGTTAAAGTGAGCAAGATTCTTAGGATCTTAAAGAAAGACGGTTGGGTTAAGGACCGTCAGAAAGGAAGCCACAGGCAATTCGTGCACCCTACCAAAAAGGGGACGGTCACCGTCAACGGTGGAGATAACGATGACGTTTGGGGATTTCTGCTTAAAAGCATCGAAGAGCAGTCAGGGCTTGTGTTCTAAACACAGCCCGCTCTTCGGAGCTGACGCTGTTTCGCATAGCGTGTTTGTGGTTTCGGCACTGAGCGAACTTGGCAAGAGCCTCGGTCGCTCCTTCAGTGAAATATATTAAAGACTATATATATATGAATAAGGTTATCATTGATACGGCTCGCACAGAGCAGGGCTACAGCGCAGCATGCAGCTTGCTGCCTGGTTGGGTTGTTGCATATAGCGGCGATTTCGAGGGCTTCCGCCAATACGTGCAGGAGAGCATCGACTTCGAGATAGAGGGCTACAAAGAAAGGGGCACGGCTTATCCTGATGTCTTTGATGGTGAATACGAGCTTTACTTCAAGTTCGATGTCCGCTCACTCCTGGACTACTACCGTGGCATCTTCTCCTTTGCTTCGCTCCAGCTCATCACGGGCATCAACCAAAAGCAGTTGGCTCACTATGCCTCTGGCATCTCCAAGCCGCGCCCAGCGCAAGCCGAGAAAATTGCCAACGGCTTGCACAGATTAGCTAACGAATTACAAATGGTCACTGTTTAAGATTTCAACAACAAGGGCTGCTGACCACAGCCAAATGGCAGCCATGTACAATGGTTGTACTTCATGGAATTTAAAATTAAAAGATCGCTTTAGAAGCCCCTGGTGCGAGATGCATCGGGGGCTTTTTCATTCCTCAACCCCATGTTTTTATGCTCTACAACATAAAATATTCATTTTCTCTAAAATTTCCCGATTTTTATTTGGCGGTTCCGGATTTTCTTCTTACCTTTGCCAACGCTTATAAGACGATAGTAATCTATCCGGCAAGGCGACCGTTATCGCCTATGGCTTCTGGCCGCAGGCTTTTTTTATGCCTAGGAAAATCTTTTTTTCTAACTGGGAAAATAATTTTTCCCAACTGGGAAAATAGATATGCCCGATACATGGCGGCTGCATGAACCGTAAGATTTGATTTGTCCTTCCGGATAAGCCATCGTCTTATAAGCAACGGGGAATGCAGCCGCCACCCTTTTGTACAATCGGCTGTTAACGCTTATAAGACGATGCAATATGCAGAATTCAATTTTATTAAGTGATGCGCAGGTGAGACCTGCAGGCATCAGCGTTGAGGAGGGTATCAATACCCTCAAGTGTGAAATCAAGAAGCTCGCCAAGACCAAGAGCGAGACCTTCAGCTATATCTGCGGGGAGACCGTGACCTATGGAGAGGTTGTGCTCACCATGGTTGGTTTCGCAGCTGTGATGGTGATGGTCATGATTGGTGGTTTCATTTTCGGAGGGGAGGTGGCATGATGGTGAGCAGAATGACTACAGAGCTGTTTCATGCTCAGCTGGAGGAGAACATCGTAAGAGCTGCTGACGAGCGCAAGCGCCATCAGGCAGAGTTGCAAGCTATAAGCCGGAATTACGAGAGCTCGTTGGACAGTATTGAACGCATGGAGGATGAAGCAGGGGAAAGCTACCGCTGTGCCCGTAATGCTTTCGAGAAGGCCAAAAATGAATATCAGGAAGAACTCCGTAATTGTAGAAAGCTTCGCAATGAGGCAGGATTTCGCAGAGACAAGGCGAAGGTCGAGGAGACTAATCTTTGGACACTCAATAACAATACCATCCAGAGCGACCGCCACAAAATCTTTGAGAGATACCGAGAAGCGGGGGGGGTACTTACGGGAGCAGAAGCAGAACTCCTGCACCCAGGCTGGACCAAAGACAAGAAAGGAGGAGTGAGTGATGAAGAAAAGTAGAAACCGCAGAAGACGCACAGCAAAGCTGATAACCAAGGACATCAGCAAGTGCAGGTACTTCATGAATATTGGCAAAAAAATGAACGCCCATAAGGTGGAACTAAAATTTCAGAGAGACAACAAGACTATTGGTTCTGTTGCATTCATTGAGGATGCTCCACATAAGCAGACTATTATCCGATGGCATGATCATCGCTACTTTACTCTTCGATATGGGGCTAAGGAGGCTAAGCCATACAACATGACTCTAGCCATGTGGAAAACCATCAACAACGATTAGGTATGAAAAAGAATAAGAAGAAAGTCAAGAGAGACGTTCTCTGGCTATATTTCCGCCGCCGTCGCATTCGTACTGCGCTCAATAAACGCTGGTGGGAGCTGGAGAATGAACGTAAAGAGCTCTACAAGCTAGTGGAGTACGCCAAGATTCAGTCAAGATACTGTGTTAATCAGGACTGCCACCAAATAGTCGGCAGATACCTCAGAGAACTGGAGCGAGAGGAGATCCGTGTTACCAGACTTCAGACCAAATACGACCTTTGGGCTTCCCGTCTGAGCTACTGGGTTGACCTCTATGAGACGGCATTGAACCGTTTGCACCCTGGAGACGGTATTTAAGTTTCACCCTTTTAAAAATTAACGATTATGCCAAGAAATAAAGATAATTTCAACAGCGAGCAGTTTGAGAAGGACCTGCTCGACGCTTACTTCCACTTCCGCAGCTGCCTCCCTGTGAAGGATGCAGCCACCGGTATTGATTACAAGAAGAGTTACAAGACCACCCAGGACATCGCCACGGAACTTGATGACATGGGCGGTGTCAGTATAGAAACCATCAACCAGTATCTGCAGGAGCATGGCTACTATGTAGCCACGCAACCAGACGGAACCGTGGCATGGGCTATCTGGGAGAGAGTTGTCAGGCCAGACAAATTGGTTTAAGTTAAAAACTCATATATTTTATTATACTACCATGTGTTATGAATAATTTTTCGTACCTTTGCAGCACGAAAAATTTTACAAAGTTTTGAAAAGCTTTGATACGGCTGACCGCTCGTGAGGGTAGTCAGCCGTATTTTTATTTTTATCCTCTCCATATTATCTTTGCATCAAAAAAGATAATATATGACCATCACATCACTTCCGTCGGGCAGTTGCTTCCTTGAGAACATCCCCGACATCGAAATTCTCACGGCCAAGACCCGCCTGCTCGTCACCATCAAGATAGGTGATGATATCATCTACGATGAGTATCTCTATCCTGCCGATGGAGAGGTCAGAGTGATCGACCTTGCCGACATCTTCCGTCCTTATGCACGCCGGAGGCTGGCAGTCACAGCCACCATCACCATCGCCGAGCAACAGGTTCCGAGCTCCGGAGACACAGACTCGGCAACAGTCACCGATACGCAGACAGCCAACCTGCAGGTCTACTATTCTACCGTAGACATCGTGGGCGTGGATTGCTCTACATTCCTTACCACCCACTTCCTCACCCTGCTCGAGGGACACAAGACCACCTACATGGGGCGACTTGAATATCTCCACTACATGGGCAAGGAAACGGCACAGGTCACCGCACACTATGCGGACAAAACCACAAAAATGTTTACCGCACCAGCCACCGGCGGCAACGACATCTACACCACCATCGACGTCTCTCCTTCGCGATTCGAGACCGAGGGCACCGACCTTCTCTACTACGTGGTAGAGGCAGGCTCACGCTCCATGACCTTCATCATAGACAGCGAGGAGCGAGATGTGGCGCCTACTCTGCTCTTCACCAACAGCTTCGGCTGCCAGGAGCTCATCTACTGCACAGGCAAGCACGAAGTAGACCCGCAGTACACCCGCGATGCAGCCTACATGGGCGGCATCAGGGTAAACTACCGCATCACAGAGCAGCGCACATTCAACGCCGATACGGGCTATCTGGGCACAGACATGGCTAACTGAGCAGATGATCTCTTCCGCTCAGACGAGGTCTATCTGGTCAACTTCATCGGTGGGGTAGCTAAGGTGGGCAAGCGTGTCACCCTCTCAGACTCCAAGTCCAAGCGTGACAACCTGCGCGACAGCGTGCCACGCTTCACCTTCAGCTACACCTACGCACAGCGTCAGCACAACGTGCTTGACCTGCAGCGAGCCGGCCGTATCTTCGACAACACCTTTGATAACACCTTCAACTGATGAGACGCACGGCTTACCACCTCACAGAGGTGCTGCGCCTACTGGCCAAGGCAGAGCGAGACCGCTCTACAATTAACCTGAAGGCGTGGACATCAGACGGCGAGACCGTCGACTATACAGGATGGCTGGTCAGGGGCAGCAGTTGGCGAGGCGGTTTCCACCGTCTCGTCAATCCGGCAAATGCCGAGGTTCGCACCGTTCCGGACATCTACATTCACCAGTTCCTGGGCTTACCAGTATATTTATGACATGAAACAGAAAAAATATCAGCTTCAGCAAGTAGGAACCAGCGGTTCCTACAGTCGCTACGCTATCGTGGCAGAGGGCGTGAGCAGGGTTACAGATTCCACCACCATCGAGCAGCAGTATGGGAAGGATACCAGTTTTCTGGGTTCCGGAGAGGTGGGCGATGCCACCACGGGCATCTTAGAGACTTCAGACGGCAAGCTCTTCGAGTATGTGAACTATGGCGATGACAACGACATGCCATACACCCTGCAGCAGTTGCTGCGCCGCAACATGGTGGCGCAGCGAGCCATGGCTTTCAACGTCCAGTGCTGCTACGGCCAGGGCGTGCGCTTCATGGACCGGGAGACCAAGCAGGACACTACCGACAGCGAGATACGCGACTTCTGCCTGAAGAACTCCATCCACGAGGTATTCATGCAGCAGGCAACAGACATGAAGTTCTTCTTCTGGTCGGTAGAGGTCATCATCCTGAGCCGTGACCACTCCAAGATAGTCAACATCCGCCACAAGGACGTTTCCTACTGCCGCCTGGAGGTACCAAATGAGAAGGGGCGCATAGAGCATGTCTTCTTCGGCGACTTCCGCAACGTCATGTCGCCGGTACATACCGAAGTCATCCCGCTGCTCGACCTCTACGACCCGCTGGGCGACCTCATGGCGCGCATGGGCAAGGCTCCGGACCCATATACCGGCATCAGGGGCAAGGCTCCTGAGATGGGTAAGGACTGCAAGTTTGCCATCATTTCACGCATTCCGACACCCGGACTGCAGTACTATCCGATACCATACTATGCCAGCATCTTCGACGATGCCTGGTACGACATCTACCGTCTCATCGGTATCGGCAAGCGCTATATGATCAAGAACACCTCCGCTCCTCGCATCCAGATAGAGGTGCACCGCGACTACTGGGAGGAACTCTGCAATAACGAGGACATCATCGACCCGGATAAGCGAAAGGAGCGCATCCTGCAGGAGAAGGACAACATCATCAACTTCGTATGCGTACCTGAGAATGCCGGCAAGGCGCTCATCACGGGCTACTACTTCGACCCAAACGGCAAGGAGCAGCGCATGGTGCGCATCATCAACCTCTCCGAGGGCAGCAAGAAGGAGGGTGGCGACTGGGCAGACGACATGAGCGAGGCATCCAACGCTCTCTGCTTCTCGCTGGGCGTGCATCCAAACCTCATCGGAGCCACACCAGGCAAGAGCCAGATGAACAATTCCGGCTCAGACAAGCGAGAGCTCTTCATCCTCAAGCAGTCGCTCGAGAAGGCTTGCCACGACATCATGTGCAAGCCTTACCATGTCATCTCCCACTACAATGGCTATGCCGACCGAGATGTGACCGTTGACGTGCCGATGATAGAACTCACGACACTAGACAAAAATAAGGACCAACAGACATCAATAGTTTCAAACAATGGCAAAAATGAAGATTCAAATCAGCAAGGATGACTTCGAACAGAGCATCCTTGCAGCCACCAGCTCGCACTCTGAGGTGTTCGAGTCGGTGGAACCGCATTTCAAGGAGTCCTATCAGCGGATCAGTAAGCAGATTCTGGGCGAGGTAGGCGAGAAGGCACTGGAGACCAGCGAGGAGGCACTGGAGACCAGCTCGCACCCATGGTACAACAACAGCGAGGAGCTGCGTGAAGCAGTCATCAAGACTGTATGCCTCGATGCCTTCCTCAGCGTAGTAAGACACCTCGACCTCGTGCTCACTCCTACAGGCTTTGGCGTTGTGGCCAACAACGAAGTCTCTCCGGCAAGTTCCTCCAGAGTCGAGGCGCTCATCGAGCAATGCCGTGTAGCCTTCATCTCATCACAGCAGACAGTTCTGGCACTTCTCTGCAACGTACCGGGTTGGGGGAAAACCCTACAGGCAAAGCAGGGCATACAGACGATAGTTTGGAGCTTTGACGCTTACCGTTTTCTCACTGGAGAGACCAGCATGACATCCAAGGAGTGGGCATCTAAGTTGGCAGCCATGCAAGAGGCAGATGCCACCATACGCAAGCTTATATCTGATGAGCAGATGGATGACATCATGTCACAGGTTAGATGCGAGCGTAAAAGTAATTGGGAAGAGAACGAGGTGCGCGTGATGCTGATGCGCTGCATGATAATGCTTGCCAACGGCATGCTGTCTGCATACTCCAACGAGCGTGCAAGCCTGCTATCGTATCTAGACAGAAACCTCGATAAATTCCCATTATATGCGAATTCATCGGCATATAAGGCTAACCATTTCAAAGAATTTCAGAATGAAAAATCAAGACCTGCCTTCGTTTTCAACGCATAAAGATGGTACACAAGAGTTCAATTTCAAGGCGCCGTCCTCATGGGCGGAACTTTCAGAGGAACAGTTGCGCTATGTCCTCAGCGTCATGTCGATTCACCATGACCACATCGTTATCAAATGCTACCTTCTCGCAAGGTTCTGCGGGCTTACCGTACACAAGTACACAAGAACCGGGTGGAAATGCAGCGTTAAATGCGATGAAAGCGGTGAAAATGGCGATGCTAAGATTGGAAAAGTGCGCGAGAGAGTCCTATACATCAGTGCTGCAGAAATCCTCTCTCTGCTCAAAAACTTCGATTTCATCGACTCCTTTACGGACTTTCGGCCTCTACAGGTTGCAAGTGACGTTCAACTGACGGCAGTAAACAGCCTGCTTCACGAGATCAGCTTCTACGATTACCTCAATATCGAGAAGAACTACCAGCTGTTCATGCTCAAGCAGGAGGACAGATTCCTGCTGAAAATGGCGCATCTCATGTACAGGACAGAAGGCGGTTCTGCCAGTGAAACCGCTAAATTTGAACCTTACGAACTCCTCGGAGTCTTCATGTGGTTCTCGAGTGTCAAGGAGTATTTTGCCGCCAACTTCCCTCACTTCTTCAGACCAGCCAGAGAGGGCGGCGAGCTGCGGCGTGAGGACATCCTGCCAGCCATGCAGGCGCAGATCAGGGCACTTACCGATGGTGACGTGACCAAACTGCAGGCTGTCTACAATACCGACTGCTGGGCTGCCCTCACGGAGCTTGACAACAAGGCTCGGGAGGCAGAGGAGTTCAAGAAACGCAACAGGCAAAATAGTTAAATTTACAGAACATGACAGAGAAAATCTTCGATTCCATCGCATATTTCAAGCAGCTGGCTACCGAGTGCAGAACCTGCAAGGATTATAATTTTGTCGCAACAGAGTGCTCGGGACCTGACTCCATCCAGGGAGTCATGCAGCAGTTCCGCAAGGCATCCAACTTCATCATGGTGTCAGACACCGTTGACAGCAACACCCATTCCATCGGAGAGGGCTTCTTTGACCGCAACGTCTATACCGTCTGGATCCTGGCAGGGTACCGGCGCGATGACATGGCAGACCGAGAGGCGAAAATGAATATCTGCAGATATATCTTCCGCCAGTTCCTCAGCCGCATGCTATACGACAAGAGCCGTGAGGCATACGACGGGCAGATGGAGTTCCTGGACCTCACGCAGGTCTATTCGAGCGAACTGGGCAGATGGTCCATGAATGGCGTCACAGGACTCTATTTCATGGTCACATCTGACGAACCTATCGACATACAGTATGATGAGAGCCTATGGCAGACGCAGCAGTAGACGACCTCCTCAGATATGAGCGAGGCTGGACTAACGCCATGGGCGACTATTGGAGAGAGCGCATGGAGCGGTTGCGTACCATCGATACCGGCCGCCTCTACGCTTCCATCAAGGCGCACCTGGAGCAGGGTTCTGTCACCACCATTGAGCACAACTTCCTGCAGTACGGTATCTATGTAGCTGCAGGAGTAGGTCCGGCACATGAGTGGTACAAGTGGACCGAGGCACAGGGAGGCGAGAAAGTCCACCGCATCAACAACGGCGACCTCAAATTCCTGGGCGATGAATACCGCCGAGACAATAATCTCGATAAACCGAAGAAGGTGGGACCTGCCTGGGGCGGTCGTGTCGCCGGTGGCGAACCTAAAGGCTGCCGTGACTGGTTCTCAAAGAAGTACTACTCATCTGTCATGAAGCTCAACGAGCATGAGGCGACCTTCTACGGCGACCGGTACAATGGTCTGATGGCATCAGCCCTAACCGAAATTTTCAGGGGCATAGGAGCAGCACGCAACCTCTAGGGAGCGTATTTTTACCGATTCCATCGAGATATTATCTTTGCAACAAAAATAGCAAATGGCATACAAATTAGACAAGAGTGCACTTCAGTCCCTCTTCGAGGGCATCAGAGACGAGCGGCGCCTGCAGGCTAACACGGCAAACCGCATCGGCAACGCTTTCCTCTCGCTGCTGCACTTCTGTGCTGACGAAACCTCCGATGCCTTCCTCAGCCGCAAGCATGACGATGCAGCCGAGGGCATGATTACCTTCCTGCGTGGACTCATCTCCGAGCAGATGGCGCAGCTCAAGGCGGGTGCACAGTTCGGTGACTTCGTGTCCGGACTATACAACGGCAAGGGTGGGCAGGTTGATGCCAATGGCAATGCCGAGGTTGAGAGCATCACCGTCCGCACATACATGCGGGTCATGGAGCTGATTGTCAACCGCCTGTCAGCGCAGGAGGGTGACACTTTCTTCACAGAGAGCGACACCATCGAGAGCGTTGACAGCCTGGGTGATAACTGCTATGGCCTGCACCTTCGCTCAAAGTATAGTGGATACTTCACGGCGCAGCATGTGGGCAACGTCATCAAGGGCGTGGTCAACAACATCGCCTCGGCAGCCAATTCTGGCACCTCGGCTGATTACTACACCTCATGGATGAGAGTCAACAGCGTCAACGCGGTTAAGAATTACATCGAAGTCACCCTCTATCCTGATGCCGATGTTCCGGCAGGCAAGAACTTCCCGCCGTGCGAGCTGATGAACATTGCACGTTACGGCAACCAGACCGATGAGTCGCTTCAGAGCTGCTTCTATATCTCCAGTTCCGAGGGGCGCATCGTCAAGCTGACGGGCGTCACGAAGCCGATACTGGATGATTACAACTACGGCATGGTCTTCGGCGACATGCCTGAGTTCGTCAAGTCGCTCGACCTTCCTATCGTCAAGGGCAGGGATTATCTCTATGCAGCCGGCATCATCACCCAGGATATCATACAGATTGACTATCATGGCAAGCCGATTGTCGATTATGTAGACCGGGGACCATGGTCAGAGGCGGCAGAATATTTCAGCTCAGCTCTCAATCCGGAAACCGGTAAATACGAGACCTCCGACGTCTGGTATACCGGATGCAAGTGGCGATGCCAGAAGACCGGTACCCATACAGCACCAAGATGGAACAATACCGACTGGGCGATGATAGAGGGCAATCCTGCTTTCACCATTGACTTTCTCGAAGACGAGACTATCTACGACTTTGACAACTTCCGAGCTCCGCTGACTATCGTTGCTACGCTCTACGGCCAGGATATTATCTCAGATATCCTCGACAGCGACGTAGCCTGGACCAGATACACGGAGAATAAGGCTGGTGTGCAGAGAGTAACCAGCGACAACATCTGGTCACTCGAAGTCGGTTCCAAGGCAGGCAAGGCTATCGTACTGACCCAGTCTGACCTCTCCATCGACAGCGAGGGAGTTCCGGCTAAGATTAGATTCACGGCAACAGTTACACTTCGTGATGGTCTGGGCGATGAGGTCGCCCAAGATTCCATCACACTGGAATGTGTTTAATAACATATAAGATGAAATACAAAAGATTAGACATCAAGTACACGCCTCTGCAGGTAAACTACTCCAAGTCCGTGTCAGGCAGCGTTCCATTCGAGCAGACCTATGATGCTGATCAGAATGAGTATGCGCCTGATTACAGGCTGACACCATGCGCCTTGCAGCCGGTTATCAGCATCATTGACCGAGATGGCATACTCCCGAGTGGGCGTATCAACAGCGAGCTGGCAGACATCGCTTGGTACAGAGTTGAGAACGGAGTGGAGGGCAATGCGCTGGTATCGACACCCAAGAAGCATGTCATCACATCGTCAGGCAATGATGCCGGTAAACTGCTCTGGTACATCAACGCAGCACCGCAGAAGCCGATACTGCTCCGTTTCAAGGCGAAATACCTGGACACCCGAACCAACGAGGTACGCAATATTACGATGGACTACTCCATCAACTGCAAGAATGCGACTATCTACAAGCCGACGCTCCTGCTGACAAGCGGTGACCGCTACTACAACCCACTCCGTGATACCGACAAGCAGGTCATCAGCGCTTCCCTGCGCCTGGAGACTGAAGAGTGCGCTAAGGAGAAGAGACTGTTCGTCTGGGAAATCCTCCGTGATAGAGGCCAGTTTTCTGCCATTACTGCAGATGACCTTGAGGTCAAGGTATCCGATGATGGTGCATCCGTCACGCTGGACCGCTCTCTCATGGGCAAGCGCATCTGCATAAGATGCAGGGCCAGATACTCTGCTGCAGGCAATCCTGCAAGTGTAGAGCTCAGCGATGCGACACCATTCAAGATAGTCAACATCGTCAGGCGAATTCCGTTCTACGATTACGATATGCTTGATACGGTCGATGAGGTGCTGCCTGACACGAAGGTGATAAACCCAAGGGCAACTATTTATGACAATGTAGGGGAGATTGCAAACCCTACGAGAGAACTGCAGGTACTCTGGTGGATGGCACCGAATAATTCGGTACACTTCGAGAATGCTGTCCTTGTAGGACATGGCATGTCTCCGAGTGTTCCTACAGAACTCCTGGACCCAAACAGAGGAGCTATACTCGCGTTGGAAGTCAAAGACCTCGATCCCTTAGCTCTGGCAATGGATGTCGACGGCAAGGTCTTCGTGGACGCAGACGGCAATCCGTTTATTTTTCACTAATAATTATTTTTTTTTTTTAATATGGAAAGATATATCAAGGCAAACCGCAAGGTCGCAGAGGTCCTTCAACTGACAGAGGACAGAACAGAACTGCAGGATGGTAACTTCCTGCTCTGGTGTCAGGACATCCTCGAACTCGGTAATCCTATCGAGTTCGAGGAAACGCTGTCCAAGATTGGTGCTATCGCCATGGACGGCAAGACAGCCTGCATGGAGCAGGAGGGTGAAGTGTGCAACAAGCTGCCTGTAGCTACAGACAGCAGATTCATCATGAGAGAGGAGGCAAAGAATGAGTAGTGCAAGCAAATCGGTGAACATCACGTTCATCCCGAAGATGGGAACATTCACGCCTTCTATCCAGTCTCCGGATGGAGATCTCTACCAGGAGTACCAGAAGAACGGCGATGTCGTTACTGTCTGTCCCGACTTCTCGCAGTCGCAGCCTAAACTCTACTTTGTGGTACTCTCCTCACGTGTTGCAGACGGAGTCACGACACCTGTCTCCATGAAGTACTTCTTCAACGAGACGGAGATTCCGTTCAACAGTTCAGGCAAGTCAACCGGTCTCTTCGATGGCCTCTTCGAGATTATCAGACCAAGTGCTTCGCAGTTCTACTGGGGGCTGAAGATATGCAACAACCTGGTAAAGGCATCCAATTATTCAGCCATCAACATCAAGATGGTCGGCAAGATTTCCGAGAGATCTAACCAGCAGGAGATTACCGATGAGGTGCAGGCTGTATACAAGATACCTGTCGGACCATACACAGGCGTAGCCTATCGAGTGTCGATCAAGGCTCCTGCAATCGATACACACAACTTCGTGCTCAACAACAAGGATGATAGCTGCCAGCTCGAAGCCAAAACCACGCTGGGCAACGAGACGCTGACATCAGGGCTATATTATAAGTGGTACAGAGCCATCAACAGCATTACGGGTTGGGAGCAGATTGCAGGAGCAAACGATAAGACAATAACTGTCAAGGCTTCCGAGGTTGATTGCACTCGAGAGTTCATGGTAGAGGTCTACAATGACAAGGCTATGATCAAGGAAAATCTGCTGGGATTTGATTTTCAAACTGTCATCGACGCGTCGGATCCGTATGACATCGAGCCGAACCCGGTACCAGTTGATGAGTCTATCAGCGAGGACGAGGCAGGTAATGGCACTGTTACCTATACACCGAGAATGATTGTCAGAGGCAAGTCAGAAGCGGTGGATACTAGATTCTATTTCACGCTGAAATCTGGTTCCGGTGTTGTCCTCAATACCGAAGCGGCACGCAAGCCTACAGTCCAGCTGAGTTCATTTGCTGTAACCAGGGCAGACTGCGAGCATGCAGGTTACAGCAGCGTGGCATTAACGATTCAATCAGTCAAGTAGCTTATGGCAATTATAACAAGATTTATCAGGTTTCTGCGTAAGGGTGATAAGGGAGACAGAGGCCCCGCGTTGCGTGGTCCGCAAGCGTGGAGCGATTGCGCTGTAGGTTATGTATTCCAGGCAGGAGCAAACAGCGAAGAATACAAAGACATAGTATTGTATAACGGCAGCTATTACTCTTGCCTTAAACAACATGCTAAGGCATCAGATAATTACCCGGGAAGTCCAACCGATACCAATAGCGGACTTTGGAGGTTAGCCCAATCGGTGGAAATGGTGGCTACAAAGATACTGTTAGCGCAGTACGCCTTAGTAAAAAATTTAGGTGTTGAGACTATCGACATGAAAGATGCAAAAGGTAACATTATCTTTCGGGCAAAAGACGGTAAAGTAACTTGCAACAGCGGAACTTTCAACAATATTACTGTAAAAGGTAATAGTATTTTTGAAGGATCAGTTAAAGCCAAAATGTTTTATGGAACAGTCAAGAAAGTAACGCCCGGAAGCACCTATCAGATAGACCCTGCGAATGAGCCGTACAATTTCTATTATGTAGAAAACCCGGCTAAACGTACATTTATAATTTTGCCAAAAGCTGCAAATTACGAGGGGCTGGAGATTAATATCTTTACCAAATTGTTGCCGTCGTCGAGTTCTTTAAGCTATCGTACAATCGTTGAAGCACAGACCAATGACGATTTATATGTTAAGCAAAACACAGCCATCGTGCCAAGCAACATAGCGGTAGAAAAAATTAATGTTGAGTACACCAATTTCAAAAACGAAAGCGTTACAACAACAGCAAATAGCTATATACGCTTTAAATGTATCGGCAGCGCATGGTATGCTATTAGCGGACAATTTACAGGCGAATAAATTAGTAATACATTTTAGATTACGGCAGTAAAGAGAACTGAAAACACTGGAATAGTCTGATTTCTTAAAATATAATTATGGAAGGTAAAAAATTCAACTCCGTGACGAAAGTCACAACCGTCAACAGCAACCAGAGCGTGCTGCTGACAGACCAGAATGGCAATGTCACTAGCATCGGAATGGATGCGCTCAAGGCTGACCTTGCTGTAGGTCAGCATGCCTGGTGCGGAAGAGTGTGGGACACCGCAAACGCAACGCCTAAGGCTGCATCATACATTGGCTCTCTTGAATTGCTGAAGGAGTTGCCATACATCCTCGGGCTTGGCGCATACCTGGTCAAGAATGACCACAGCCGTAGGAAGCTCGACAGCAAGGATCACTACAAGTATGCTACTGGTGAACCAGCAAGGCTGGATGGTACCGAAGGTCACTATCAGTGGGGATGGGGACGTAAATTCTACGTTGTCATCAAGGATATTGGCGGATTGCACTATGAGCAGATTGGCATCAAGCCAATTCCTGGTGAGTTTAATTACGAGATTCCTATCGGCAGTCTCTCTGCTGCAGGATTCGCCACTATGGAGCGAAGCACAGGCAGACTTGTGAGCTATATCAATAATGGAACTGACTATCGTGGTGGAGACAACGATTCGTCTTATGATGGCAAGAATAGGACGCTTCTGGGTAGACCAGCAACTAATCTGACTACTGAGCAGTTCAGAGCTGCAGCACGCAAGAATGGCAAGGGCTGGCTCTGCACAACCATGCGACATACATCCATTGTAGCAATTCTTTTCGGCGTCATCTTCGGTACACATTACGATCAGGATTCCGTCAATGCCAACAAGGATGCCAATGGTCTCTACCAGGGAGGTCTAGGTGCAGGCTTGACGCAGATGCCAGACTGGAGTGGCTACAACGGCTGGAGACCTGTCGCACCTATGAGTGCAGGCATTGAACTTGGTGATTCATGTGGAGAAGCGACCTATGCTGTTAAGAATGATGCAGGGACAACGGTCTATAATGCCAAGATTCCATGTTTCTTCGGCTTAAAGAACGGCTTCGGCAATCTCTGGCGAATGATGGATGATGAGTTCTGTCAGGTCAACAGTGACAAGACTATGACACACCTCGTGGCTCCGTCAATATACGGTTCATGGACCATCGGCAACCCTTCCGGCATGAGGGCGTTGAGCAAGTCACCAGGTGGTTGTGAAGGATATATCAAGACCTTGTCGATGGAACATCTCGAGAACTTCTGTACGCAGATTGGTGCTACAGAGTCAACCTATTCGACTTGCTATTTCTGGAATACGTCAGGAGCTACTTCCGGTTTTCGCCTGTGTCTTCGTGGTGGCAACGCTGGCAATGGTGGTCGATGCGGTCTTTCGACGCTCTACGTGGTCAATGCTGTCTCGGGTTCCGCTGTGTTCTACGGTGCGGCCCTCTGCGAAGCAGCATCCGAGTGGTCATTGGAACCAGTGTATTACGAGGCGGCCTAGAGTGGACAGAGGTGTGCTGACGTGAGCAGGAGTGTGCAGGTTTGACCAAGGCTTCCCAGCGGAACCAAGGGCAATCCTGAGCACCCTGCGAGCGTAGCGAGCAAACCCAACCGCCCTTGGGCGGTCGATTTTTTTTGAAATTTCGCTCTTTGACATTCTTTCATTCCGATTTTTTTCAGTACCTTTGCAGGCGGTATTCAAACCAGGCTGTGATTCCTGCGCCGGTTTTCGCCTGTGTCTTCGTGGTGGCAACGCTAACAATGGTGGTCAATGCGGTCTTTCGACGCTCAACGTGAACAATGCTGTCTCGGATTCCAATGTGAACTACGGTGCGGCCCTCAACTTAACAAGATACTGCAGGTTAGTTTGCTTAGCTGCAGTGATTTCGGGAGTCAGGCCTTGCCTCATGGCAAAACATACACTTTAGCAGAATAGCTAGTAGATGATGACAATGGGTCATCCGGTCGAAAGTTAGGACATCATAAAAGCAGACAACAGACACAGACACCGACATTTATCAGACACCGACCTTTTTTTTATAAATAAAATTTTAAGCAAGTGAAGAGGTTAGGTAACATTTCACAGGCGGTTGAGACTTTGCAAAATTTTCGTGAAGCATTTTTTGATTTTTCGAGGCACAAGAAGTCCCGTCTCTCAGTACAAGCGTTTGAGGCAGAGTTTGAAACAAATCTTCAAGCCCTGCTAAATGCATATGTTCATCAGACATGGCATACATCAGACTATGAGGCCAAGCTGGTTGAAAAACCCAAGCATCGCATAGTCAATAAGTTGCCTGTTGGCGATCATGTCATTCAGCATGCAGCCATGCACACCAGTGAGGATAAATTGAGAGCCAAGATTCCTTTCAACAGTCCGGCTGGTACCAAGGGGCGAGGCACGCATTTTTTTTATAAGATTATCAAGCAGGACATCTTTACCTCGCCACAGCAAGACACATTCTATTGCTTGCCCATGGATATACATCATTATTTCCAGAATGTTGAGCACAATCTGCTCAAGAGAGAGTACAGGCTGTATATCAAGGACCGCAAGCTGCTTGCTTTCATCGACGAGGTCGTTGACAGCTATGCCAATGGCATTGTGCTGGGCGTCAAGCTAACACAACTTTTGGGACAACTGTTTCTGGCGAGGTTTGACTATCTCGCCATGCGGTGTTTCGACATACTCCAAGACCCCGAGAAACACGGCTACTGGCAGGCTCGGTACGTCACAGACATGCTCCTCACATGCCGCTCGGAGCAGCAAGCTATCGTTTTAAATGTGGGGGGGTAAAATCCCTCAATGAGCGCTTCGACCGTTTTTGCCGCGAAGGGCTCAAACATTATTATAGATTCATGGACAATATCTTCATCATGCATGAAGATAAGGTCTTCTTACGCCTCATGGCAGAGCTTGCAGTCATGCACTTGGCTAGAGACTGGAAGCTGAGCATCAATAAAAGTTGGAATATTCATCGTACATGTGACGGCATAGACTTCTGTGGACAGAAGATCTTTGCCGACCATGCCCTTTTGCGCAAGCGCACCAAGCAGGCACTCTGTGCCCAGGTGGCAAGATTGCGCAAACGTGGTCTTACCGGTGAGCAGATCCGGCGCAAGGCAGCATCCAGGCTTGGCCTAGCCAAACACGCAGATACAAAAAACTTATTAAATAAAATCGGTATGAAAAAGTATGGTCAGATTGTGAAGGCTCGCAAGGGAGAGGTTCCCTTCGAGGGCATGAGCATGGCACAGAAGAAGCATCCAGGCGATATCCTGTGCCACAACATTGAGGACTATGACAAGTTCCTCATCCTCATAGAGGATTACAAGATAGATAAGTCGAGAGTCGACTTCAAGATGGAGCAGGTTGAAGAAGTTGACGACCAGGGCGTCAAGCACATAGTCACCAAGAAGGTGCCTAAGGACCGCCTAGCCATCCGCTTCCGTTTCATCGATCACGTCCGGAAGACAGGACAACTCGATGAACATGGCGATGAGATTGAGGAGCCGGTGTGGCAACCAGAGTCGTGGTGGCTCTTTACTGGCTCAGATATCTTGGTAGATCAGGCACGCAAGGAGTGGGAACTGCTGGACAAGGGCTTCTACACCGTTGCCGCCGAACTCACCAATAAATTTGGCAAGAAATTCTATAAGTTTATCTAGATGCATAAGAAATTTTATCTTTGCCGCATGTCATACTTGAGATATGACAGCAAGCATTTTCTCCTGTTCCTGAGCGAGCAGAGAGTTGAAAACTATCACCCAGACGCCAACATGTCGGAGTCTGATGATGATAGTAAGACAGTGACAGCCTACAGCTATGAGGGGACAGAGATTGACGGCTCAACCAAGATTGAGGCGGAGTCGGCAAGCTATCGCCAGTTCGTGAATGGTCTGGTTCGTACTAAGTACAGCCAGAGCGATGTCGAAGCTATCCTGTGCAACCATGGTGATGGCAACAAGGAGCACGAGACAGAGTACCAAGTATTCCAGGAGTGGCGAGAGCAGGCTAAGCAGATGGCCAGAGAGTTACTCGACCGGGATATCTCATAGTTATCAGATACGGCAGGAGGGTGACAGTCCTTTCTGCCGTATTTTTATATTCCTTATATTATATGTACCTTTGTGCCAGTTTAAAAAAAGGTACAGATATGCAGAGAAATACCAAGGATTGGATACACTACAGCTCTGCTGGCATAGTACTGCTTGCTGGCATTGTGCTCGTGTACATCAGCTTTTTTATGTCCCACGACGTCACGTCTAACGTCTTGTGGTACTTTGGGCAGAGTCTGGTTTACGTGGCAACCGTCTTTGGTTTCGCACTGACTTTTGACACCAGAGTTAAAGACATTATCAATAAATATTTCAACAACAAAAATGGCACGCAAGATTAAGAAAATTTTCGTTCATTGTACAGCAAGCCGACAGTCATGGTCTGTCGGTGCCTTGCTCAAGGAGTTTAGAAACAAAGGCTGGCATTATCCAGGCTACCACTGGGTCGTAACCGCTGATGGCAAGTACACGCAGCTCATGACAGAAGACCTGCCGTCCAACGGAGTTAAAGGTCACAATTACGATTCCGTCAACGTGGCATACATGGGTGGAATATCCCGCACTGGCAAGGCTATCGACAACCGCACGGAGGCACAGAAACAAGGTTTGCGTGAGTTGCTCAAGGAATTGAGAAACCGCTACCCTGAAGCCAAGATCATGGGACATCGTGACATCTCGCCTGACAAGAACCACAATGGAGTGGTCGATCCATGGGAGCGCATCAAGGAGTGTCCTTGCTTCGACGCAATTCCGGAATATGCCGACATTTAACATCAAAGATTATGCAGAAACATCTCAAGTCAATCATCATGGCCATATCGGTGATATTGGTCATCATCGCCTGTTTCTGGGTTTTTGACCATCGACAGCAGCGAGCGGAGCAGGAACTGAGAGAACAGCTCAATGGGCTGAAACTTCAGTATGCTCCAGCCGAGCGAGACACCATCCGAGACTCGCTCACGGTCATCACGCAGCAGGTGCTGCAGATGCCGGCTGAGGAGTACAAAATTCAGGCCTACGACCGCCAACTGCTCCATGACCTGGACATTCGTCTTGGCCAGGTCTTGGCAGACCAGCGCACGAGTCTGAGTACTGCTGATACGGTCAAGACTGACCGCAGCGACTCAGTCTATACCTACAGCGACCGATGGCTCAGTTTCCGTCTAAATACGGCTGACTCTATCTTGACATACAAGGCGAGAGACAGCCTCCAGACTATCGTCTACAGGCAGTATAAGCACAGATTCCTCTGGTGGCGCTGGGGCACCAAAGGCTATGACGTCAAGGTCATCAACTTTAATCCCCATTCCAACATATTATATAACAGCTATATACAAGTCAACCGATAATGGCAAGACAAGAGGTATATACAACAGTCATCAAGCTCAACTCAGAGGAGGCGAAGAACCGACTCAAAGAGTTAGAGGACAGAGTCGCTCGTCTGAAGAAGGCTAAACAGGAAGCCTTCTCGGCGGGCGATTCCCGTTTAGGCGCATCCCTCGCCAAGGATCTGAAGGCCGCAGAGCGAGAGATGAAGCAATTCAAAAACTCGACCATGAGCGTCAAGGAGACACTCGACAACCTGTCTAGTGCAAGCCTCGGACAGCTGGAGAAGGCTGCAAGACATCTGAAGGGGCAGATGAAGGCAGCATCTGACCCTTCAGACTTTGCAAAATTGGACGCTCAACTCTCCAAGGTTAAGGAGCAGATGCTTGCCCTGAAGGGCGCGACACGCAAGGCTGATGAGGAAGCGAGACGCATGACCGCAACCGTGTCAAATCTGAAACATGCATCTCTCAACGATCTCAACTTTACTGCAGGCAGACTTCGCTCGCAGATGGCCGATTTCGACCCGAGCACAACCATGTACGCCTCTCGAGCTTCGCAGCTGAAGCTGGTCGAGGCAGAGCTGGAACGCATCCGACAGAGCAAGCAGAAGGTGGTCACCCTCATGCAGCAGTATGACAAGGAAATTGACCGCACAAATGTGGATATAAAGGAGACCAAGAGGCAGATGCAGCTCGTCAACAACACCATGGCCAACCTCAAAACCTCATCCATCCGTGACCTCGAATACTCCATCAAGGCACTGAACCAGCAGATGCATGGCATGGAGCGTGGTACCGAGCAGTTCAAGCAGATGGAGCTGAAGGCGAAGCAGCTGAAGGCAGAACTGCAGGCGGTTAGAGCCGAAGGAGTAGCCCAGGAGTCCTGGATTAAGCGCTCTGCTGACTGGTTCAACCGTATGCAGGGACTCGCTCTAGGTGCAGTCGCTGCCATCTCCGGCATCACCTTCACAGTCAAGAAGTGTGTAGAGGAGTATGCCAAGATGGACGATGAGATGACCAACGTCCGAAAATATACCGGGCAGGCAGCCGAAGAGGTTGAGCGCATGAACGAGGACTTCAAAAAGATGGACACCCGAACCCCTCGACAGAAACTCAACCAGTTAGCCGAAGATGCCGGAAGACTCGGCATCACTTCGACTGCAGCAGTTGAGGAGTTCGTAGATGGAGCCGATAAAATCAATGTCGCCCTCGGTGATGACCTCGGCGATAAAGCAGTCTCTCAAATCGGTAAACTCGCCCAGATGTTCGGCGAAGACAAAACCAAGGGTCTGCGAGGCGCCATGTTGGCAACAGGTTCTGCAGTCAATGAGTTGGCGCAGAATTCTTCTGCCTCTGCCGGTTATCTCGTTGACTTCACTGCCCGTGTAGCAGGTGTCGGCAAGCAGGCAGGCTTTACACAGGCACAGATCATGGGTCTCGCCTCTGTTCTCGACCAGAATATGCAGCAGGACGAGACTGCTGCAACCGCAGTTCAGAACCTCCTCGCTAAGATGTTCCAGGACTCCTCAAAGTTTGCAAAGATTGCTGGACTCAATGTCAAGGACTTCGCCAAGACTTTGAAGGAGGATGCCAACGGCGCACTTCTCCAGTTTTTGGCAGCCATGAGAGCCAAGGGCGGTTTTGCCGACCTTGCACCAATGTTCGAGGAAATGAAGATGGATGGATCCAGGGCTACTGGAGTCCTCACCGTCCTCGCAGACAAGCTCGATGACATCAAGACTGCCCAGAACCTGGCAAACGAAGCCTATTCCGAAGGCACATCCGTCCTCAATGAGTTCGAGACACAGAACGAGAATGTAAAGGCTCAACTTGACAAAGCGAGCAAGAAGTTCCTGGATCTCTCCATAGAACTGGGCCAGAAACTCTATCCTGCAGCACGATATTGCATATCTGCTGCCAGTCTAGGAGTTCGGGCACTCTCAACCCTCGTTGATTTCGTCAAAGATTATTGGCGCATATTAATTGTGCTGACAGCTGCCATCGTCACCTATACTGCAGTATCTAAGGCAAAGTTGATAGCAGACAAGGCGCAGATGGCATGGCTCAACATCATGATTCTGCGCGAGAAGGCGCATCTCGTCCTTGTGGGTCTCAAGACATCTGCTCTCAAGACCATGGCAATCGTTCAGATGGCGTTGACACGTGAGATAAAACTGACCACTGCAGCGCAGATGTTGTGGAACAAAGTGTTGTTGGCCAACCCGATCACTGCCGTGATTGCTGTTGTTGCCGGTCTGACAGCCGCAATCGTTACACTCTCTAAAGAGACGAGCACAGCTGAGCAGGCTCAGCGTGACTACAATGATGCCGTGACCGATGCCAACAAGCAGACTGCAGAAGAGGAGGCATCCATCATGCGCCTCGTTTCTGCCATCCAGTCCAACACCACAGCTGAGTCAGACCGCAAGGCAGCATTGGAGGAACTCAACGGCAAGCTGATGCGTGAGCATCTGGGCAACATTACAGAAGAGGCAGTTCGTACAGGACAGGCTACAAGGCAGATACAGTCCTACATCGACATGATGAAGAAGAAGATCGTCATCGATGGCTTGCAGAAAAAACTGGCAGAGTCTATAGCTAAGCAGGCAGAAAATGAAGACTTGCTTAGCGAAGCAGACAACGACAAGCGTGGCTTTTGGACAAAAGTTTGGGGACGTATTAATCCATTTGCAGGTAGAAAAACAAAGATGCTAAACTTAGCATCTGATAACAGAGAAGCGTTCATGGAGACTGTAAACCACGAAATTAAGAGAGAGAGGCAATACCAGCAGAAGCTCATCGATAAGATTAATCAGCTGGAGTCCCAGCACTTCGAGATCAATGATCCGGAACCATGGCGCAACAATGGCTTCAATGGCAAGGCCAATGATGGTACCATCATTAAGCAGCAGAGTACAGCCGGCACTCATCAGGTTTCAGAAAAAGAGCGCAAGGCTCGTGTCAAGGCAGAGAAGGCAGCTGCAGCCGAGGCACGTAAGCGCCAGGCTGAAGCCAAACGCAAGCAGAAGCAGGCAGCCGATAGCATCAAGGCTGAGACCAACGAACTGATGGCTGAGAACGCCAAAGCATATGCAGAAGGTAAGAAAACCTATCAGCAGTTCATCGATGACAGACAGAGCATCCAGATTAAGGGCTATGCCAAGCTGAAACAGTTGTATGGTGCTGAGAGCAATGAGTACAAGCAGTTACTTGACAACCAGGTCAACGTTGTTAAGCAGCATGATGCTGCCATCCTCAAAATGAATGAGCAAACCATTGAGCGTGAACGCCTCCAAAAGGAGGCTAGCATCAAGGCTCAATACAATGATGCCAACTCTGCTATCTATCAGAATGACATAGCTCTCGATGAAGCCATCTATCAGAATGATGCAGATGCCATGCAAAAGCGCCTGGCACTCTACAATGAGGGCAGCGAGGAGTGGCTGGATCTGAAGGCTGAGATGGAACAGGCTGAGCTCGACCACCAGCTGCAGATGCAGGAGTCATACCAGAACCAGCTGCGTGAACTCCGTCAGCAGTTCGGTAAGCAAGACTTGCAGGCTCAGAAGACCATGTACCTCAATGGCCTTGACAATCTCTACAAGCAGGGATTGATCAAGGAGGAGGAATATCAGCAGATGAAGTTGGAGATAACCAAGCAGTTCGCGGCCCAAAGAGCGCAGATTGATGCTGATGACCATGGAGCCGGTAGCGCTCAAATAAAAATCAATGATAAGTCATCTGAGATGGTCAACAGTGCCAGGGCTGCTGCAGGTGAGTCCCAGTCGACCGGCAATGCAACTTTGGGTGGATACTTCTCCTCACAAGTTGAGAACTATCAAAACACCATGGAGAAACTGAAGGAGTTGTATGGCAACGACAAGCAGAACCATGCTGCATACATGCAGGCGAAAGGGGAGATCACCTCTGATTACCTCAATGACCTGATTGAAAAGACAGCTGTTGTTTATAATGGTATCAACGGTATTCTATCTGCGTCATCGTCATATGCTCAGGCATGCTCTGACCTCGAGCAGGCGAAAATCTCCAAGAACTACGAGAAGCAGATTGCTGCAGCTGGCAACAATTCGAAGAAAAAGAAAAAGTTGGAGGAGAAGCGAGACAAGGAACTTGCCGCTGCAAAGTCAAAGGCTAACAAAAAAGCCATGAAGATAGAAATTGCGCAGGCGATAGCATCTACAGCAATGTCTGCTATCAATGCCTATGCATCTGCTGCAGCTATACCAACAATAGGTTGGACATTAGCTCCTATAGCAGAAGGTATGGCCACAGCTGCAGGTATGATACAGCTTGCGGCTATCAAGAAGCAGCACCAGGCAGAGGCAGCAGGTTACTACGATGGTGGTTACACCGGTGGCAACCGCTACCGAAAGGAGGCTGGTGTCGTACATGAAGGCGAGTTCGTGGCTAATCACAATGCAGTCAACAACTCTTCCATCCGTCCAGCTCTCGACCTCATCGATAGGGCCCAGCGCTCCAATACAGTTGGCTCGCTGACCGCTGATGATATCACACGCTCACTGGGACAGGGAAGCAGTACCGTGGTGGCTCCTGTTGTCAATGTCAACAATGATAACACCGAGGTACGACAGTCCCTCGATGGAGTTAATTCAGCAGTCACCAGACTCAACGAGAATATTGAGAGAGGTATCAAGGCAGATGTGTCTATCGCTGGCAGAGACGGCATAGACCGCAAACTCAATGAATATCATCGTATACTAAACAACAAGTAGATATGATAACATGCATCATCAATGGCCATAAGGCCTATCCCATTTCTACATCATCCATCAAGGTGACATACGCTAACCAGTATGTCACCGATGATGGTGAGTACACCTATGACATCACCTTCCCCATGAATATCCTGGAGAACCGTGTCATATTTAAGAATGTCTCACGTTTGGAGGTCAAGAAGAACATCGACAAATACGATGACTGCAAGCTATTCTGCAACAGTCAGCTAATCATGAGCGGTGTCGGTACAATACTCTCCGTGAATGAGAAAGAAATCAAACTGCAGATAGTCGGAGGCAAGTCCCGCATCAAGTTCAACGACCGCATGACCAAGCACTACATCGATGAGATTCCATTTGGCACAGCTGACAAGCCCGGTTATACAGTTGATAAGGGCTGGTCTCAGGGTTGGAAAGGTCTTCAGAAGATTAAGGACATCTATAGATTGGATGATGATAAATCGAAGTTCCTGGGAGTAGAGGGTAAATGGTGTTTTGTTCCGGTTCGGGACGAAACAAATGATATGATTGCAAATTTTGTCGGAGTCGACAAAACGAAAGCATTTATTGGCTACAATGCACCATTTATCGTAAACCCAGCAGTTCAGCCCAACCTGATGTATATCTTCCGTAAGGTAGTGGAATACGAGGGATATACTCTCAAGCGAAACGACTTCGACTGCAAGCCGTGGAACCTCCTGTATATCGCATCGGCCTACAAGACTCGTGAGCTGCGAAGGGCACTTCCTCATTGGTCGAGCTATACTTTTATAGAGGAATTCCGAAAGCTTTTCAATGCCACAATTGTTTTTGATGATATGCAAAAAACTTGTTCTGTTATCAAAAAATCAGAGCTGACAACCGCAGATTCCGTAGCGATTGAGACTCTGGACGAATACACAACGGACTACGACGAAGACGGATCCTTCTCCACGTCATCTACAGCAAATCTGGAGTATAATCTGGGTGATTCTGCAAACAGAGATAACTATGAAGTTATTTCAAAAAAAGTCTTCGAGAATTTTAAAATAGTCCATAGTACAGGTACCTGGGACCCGCAAAATCAGTTCCAAGGTACAACACAGTCATGGTCTGAAAAACAAAAAAGACAGACCATCATTGAGTGTAATGGTAGTTACTACATATATGTAGAGAATGAGGGCGGTTCGAAAACATGGCAGCTGGCAGGCGTATGGTCACCATTAATCAGAGACAGTTCTTCGGATGATTATGTCGATCTGAACATATCTCCTGCAGCACAAGTTGTAGAAGATATCAATTTCAAAACAGCAATCATAGGCGAAGATAATTACTTCGAGAAGCGATGCCTTCTTTCATTACCTAATGATAAGGAGCCGGATTCAAAGGAGTGCGATGTTGATGATGACGGCTACAGCTACACATCCGTGCAGGATGCGATAGATGATGAGTCAACACTCGACAAATCCGAAGATGATCAGGAATGCATGAATATATTCTTCATTATTCCAGGGGAAGTACAAGATGACAACAAATTTAGTTGGGTTAGAGCGAAGTCTAGGTGGCCAAAATTCAAAACCGACTACCGAATAAATAAAGAATATTGTGGTAGTACCGAAGGAGGGTTTGGTGGAAACGGAGGAGGTACCTTTAAAGAAAAGTATCCTTACTCTCTGTCGATTTGTACGAAATCTACTAATGATGTTGTAACTCTGGGCTGCTTACATGATAATGGTCTAAGATTAGACAATAAAAACTGCATGGAGGCCAAGTTTAAGTCAGATGACATACCAGATCCATCCAAGATATACATCATCCGCAACAAGAAATATGTGTGCGAGAAGATAGAGATGGAAGTCAAGGACGATGCCATCGAGCCAGTTTACACGGGATATTTTTATATGCTATCATAATATATATAATAAGGTGGGGAACAGTTAGCTCTCCACCTTATTATATTATAGGATACCCTGATAGTTCTTGATATACTCATTCGCCTTCTGTATATCCTTAGGAGTATAGATGTCTGTGATGAGTATGGATGAGTGTCTCGCCTGGTCTCTGACCGACAGGACGTCGGCATTGGCCCGCAGCATATTGGTGATGCCTGTGTCTTTCAAGCTATAGAACTTGAAGCGAGGTGAGAGCTTCAGTTCCTTCCTCAGGACCCGAGTCCAGTAGTCTCTGAACATTTTCTCATTCTTTCTTTCAGATCCAGGCATGAACCCGTCAGAAAAGAGGTAGTCCTGCCCTGGGTGTGAGAAGATGTTGAGTTCCAACATCAGCTTGATGACATGAGTCGGCAAGGTGATCACGGCATCATTGCCGTTCTTTGTGTTCTCGCCATGTAGAGTGATTGTCTGAGTCTTTACATGAATATCGCAGATTCTGAGATATGACATCTCTCGAGGGCGGATGAAGAGGTAGTGGATAATCTCACACGCCAGCAGATAGTGCCTGTTATGCTCCATCAGATAATCTCTGATGAGCTGCATAGTGCAATCCGGTATGACATCTCGGCTTTTCTTCTGCCTGTTCTTGATACGTTCCAAACCTTCTGTTGGGTTCTTGGGTATATAGCCTCGAGCCAACAGATAAGCTGAGAAGCTCTTAGTCCAGGCAAGATAGTTATTGCGGGTCAGTACAGTATTGTTCCGGTCGATGAAAATGTAATCCAGAAACTTGCTCACATTACTTTTGTCCCATTGGTAGGAGTAGTTGAGAGTTATTCTTTTCTCTTGCTTCCATTTTTCCAGGATTCTGAGACGACTGCTATAGTCGACATAAGTCTCCTCACGCATACTACCCTCGTTGCACATTTTGGCCAGATAAGACTTATACCTGTCGAGAACGTCATCCCATTTTGTATATTCCAGGGGCTGCAGCTCCTCAATCCAAGGATTCCATCCTGCCATAAGTTTCTCGGTGAGTTTTTTAATAACCTGGTCGGCATAGACACGTTGGTTCCGCTTGCCCTTGACATGGTCAAGCATAATTTTTTTCTTTCTCATGCGGTTGACTCCTGGATCAAACGCCAAGAAGGAGATATAACATTCTGATTTCTGATGCAAAACTGGAGGTTTCCAGCCAATGACACTGCTAAGAATTGTGTCATTCGAATTTGGAGCATAATTTTTTTTAGCCATATCTTAATTTTTTTCAGATACAGCCTATTATTTATAATTTGTATAGGAATGATACCGAAATTGTACCGACCATTTTGACCACGACCAAGGCAAATCCTCAGTGTTTACGGCACATCTGACGGCTTCTGGTCGGGATTACTGGACTCGAACCAGCGACCTCATCGTCCCGAACGACGTGCGCTA